TTTGCCACAACGGTTTCAGCCAAGCCACAAGCTTTCAAAGCTTTGCCGTACTGAGGAGCAGTTCCTGCAGTGCCAGACCCAACGAGCTCAACGCTGAAGGTGCATTCAACGCGAGTATTTGCAAGCAGCTGTTGAGATGCACCCAGATAGGGACGAATCAGGTCGCGGCTGACAACATCACTGCTCTGAGGCGTGATGCTTAGATCCCTTACGAGTACGGCGTCTGCTCCGTCCGGAGTCGGATCCGTCCCGTAAGTCGACTCCGTCTCGATCAAGATCAGGCGTTTGCGAAGTAGCAGTGCCATCGGATTTTTCCTGTGATGGTTGTGGTGGAAGCGTCCGCTCGATCAGAGTGCGCACGCCTGTTTCAGGATCAAGGAGGTAACTCCCGCCGTGACCACTGTGTTCATCCAACATGGTAAGTGGAGCACATGGTTAGGTTCAGCGTATCTTTGACTGACTATTGAGTCAGATCAGAAACCTGTGAGCGATATCGAATTTCGTATTCACAAAAAATCACTCCAGCAGGTTGGTCTGCTTCTAAAAGCTGAAAAGTTGTCTGTGCTGGTTGTATGTCAATCGCTCGACCGCCAAGAGTCAAGTCACTCATCAGCTTTGAGTGCATGTCCTCAATCGTGTCATCAGCCGCCTGGTCTGGAACGTTAGATCGCTCAATTACAACCACTCGAATACGCAAGGTCCAATCGAGCGTTGGCAAACTTGTGTTTTGCTCGGGTGTGTCACTGATTGGCTCAACGATGATTGCAGGTGACTCGCCTCGGCTAAGAGGATCAACTCGACTTCGATAAACTCGAGTTCCAACCCCAGCTGTCCCTGTCAAAGCAGTCTTTACAGCTGCAAGGATGCTCTCCCGCTTTGTAGTCATATCTAATCCTTCATCAGCATCACACGCATAATTTTACCGTCGTCAAGCAGCATGGGTTCTCGAACTGTATAAGCAACACCATCGACAGTCATTGCGCTTCCGTTCGTGACTGCAGAAAAATCAGAAGTCTTCACCACCACTGCGTAGTCAGTCGTTAGAACAACCCCGTCAGCAATAATTTCGTTAGGCGACTCAAAATATCCAACACCAGTCGTTGCACCAAAAACTACTGGCACCGTGAAGCCTGGCGTATCAAAGAAAGCGTCAAGGTCTTCAGTAAATGAAAGGCTCATATGAAAAAGCCCCCGGTCATCCGGGGGCAATAGTCATGATCAGTTGTACTTTTTACGTCCCAAGGCGGTAACGCTTACGGCTCCTGCCCCTGTGCCACCAGCAACAGTGATCACAACACGCGCATAGCGCTTGATCTCATCGGTGTTAACGACAAGAGTTTCAACAAGTGCAGTGTTGGCAGTAGTTGTAGTGAAAGCAGCATCAGTTACATCAGCAAAAGTGCTGTTGTCAGCCGAATCCTGAACCTTAACTGCATAGGTGATGCCTGAGCCACCAGCTTCAGCATCCAGAATCAAAGTGATGTCACCTTCATAATCAAGAAGGTCAACCCCTGTTTCGTTGCCAGTTGCAGTGACAACGTCATTAGGGGCAAAAGACAAGACTGTCAAAGTCCGTCGTGTGTTGCCGATGCTCATTCCTTAGTCCTCTTTCGAGTAGTGGGCTTTTTTGGGGGGCAAGAAGGTGCCTCTTCCTCTGCCAGAGGTTTGGCGGGACGAGCGACAGCTTCCTGTTGATGCACAACAGCTTTACCAAGACCAATAAGGGTCACAGCTTGACTGTTTTCGACTTCCAAAATGGAGCCTGCTTCAGCAGGCTCCCCGGAAATCATTACTGGCCTCAGAATTTCAACCTTCATGAGTCAGAACGAGGTAATGAACCACCAGTATCAAGTGGCAAAGCAGAATGCGCCAGGCTGCTTGACGGCGAAATCAACATCTTGCAGAGCAATGATGCGAACAGTGCCAGCAGTTGCACCTGCAAATGGATCAACTGTTAGATCCAGACCAGACCACATGGCCATGATCAGCTGAGAGAAATCACCAAACAGTGCATCGTTGTTACCGAGCTGATTCGAGACAGTTACGGGGTAACCGTTAATCTCGTCGTTCTCGTAAACAAACTGAGCAGTGCCGCTTGCCTTTTCGGTGCTCTTCAGAGCGCCACGGGCAGAAGCGTTAATGATGTAACGCAATGCGCCAGCATCAGCGTTAGCAACAGCAACATCGGTTTCCATCCCGATGTACTCAGCGAAGGTTCCGAAGCTGGTCAATGACTGAGTGCCAATGCCAGTGGTATTGATGATGCCGAGGGGCTGGTTAGAAGATCCAGAACCGTTTAGACCAACGCGATCAAGCTCAAGAGCCAAAACTTGAGCAAGGTCGTTACGGACCATTTGCTCAATGTCAATGCTGGACTGAAGCAGCAGCTTGCGGGAGTAATCCACGAAAGCACCACAAGTCTTCGGTGAAAGATTCACCTGCTCAATGGTTTGCTGGGATTCAGTTGGAGAAGAGCCCTCGCCAACCCAGTAGGCAGTTGCGGCAGCAGACTGCTTGGGAATTGAGATGTTGCCGTTGATGCCGCTCAAGGTGGTCATTCCAGCGCCAGCCAAGGCCAGCTTGTTGCGCAGCAGATCAATGAAGGAGCCGCTCAGGAGCACATCTTCAACAAGATTGCCACCAGCAGTTGCAGTCCCAACATTCAAGTCACGACGCAGCACCTCGTTAGGAACAACGATGCCGTTTGAAGAACGGTCGTACTTCTTGGCTGCTTCTGTGCCGACCTCAATTTCAAACTCAGCCTCACGACGCGCTGATGCATCGCTCTGATTAGCCAAGAAGTTCAGAGCGCGAACAAAGCTGAAGCGCTTAACTTCTTTTTGAGAAAGGCCGAGGTCATTAGAAGTGACATCGGTAGAACGGATGGGCTGTTCCACTTGAGAAGTTCCGATTTTTTCGAGGATTGCAGCACGAGCTTCATCAATGGAGTTGTCTCCATCAATTAGTTCTTGAGCTAGATCTGCCATGCGGTGCTGAGCACCCAGGGCACTGATAGCGGCAACGCGGTCTTTTTCGGCCTTTTTAGCCTCCGACCGGATCACCTCCAGGTTTGGAGCTTGATCTTCCATAACAGGAGTGGGTGTAGATGCGGTCGTGACCGCTGAGCGAGTTTCCTGTTCTTCAACAGGAGCTTCGTTTGCAATAATAGTGTCTTCAGGTTGAGAAGATTCAGGCAGAGCAGCGTCTGGCGAAAGAAGTGACCGCCCAATTCCAATTGTTGGATCAGCCGGAATTGAGACCAAGCTCAGTTCGTGGACAGACCAACGTGTTGCAAGCAAACCATCTTCTTTTTCTTCGGCATCATCAATCTGATAACCGAATGAAATTCCACGCAAGATGCCGTCTTTAACGTCATCTAAGTACTGCTTGGCAAAATCAGAGCGCGAAAAACGAATTTTTGCGTAAGCACGTTTTTCTTCCTCATCCAGGTAGGCACGCTCAACCACTCCCAAAACTTTGTTTGGATCGTGGTTAAACAAAAATGGCGCACCATCGTTCAAGCGCATAAAGTCCGGCGCACCGGCCTCATGGCTCAACACTTCGTCACCAAAGTATCTTTTGACTGGATACTCTGAGCTGAACGGAAACTCGAAGCTGCGATCCTCTCCGGGAAGACTTCTGATAACAGAAGCCTCAGTGCGACTAAGAGGCTCTCCAAGCTTGGTGCGCTTAGAAGTTTCCTCAAGCTCTACTTCCCGGATGGGGGCGATCTTGGTCAACGTGCTAAATCGATGACCAACACGAGTGTCAGTTTTTTCACCGTTGCGATAAACGCAAATCAAGGCAGCAGGGTCATCCTCTGTGCCATTGATGGTGAAAGACGAATCTGGAACGTCGATGCTGCCATCGCGCTCGATTCGCTCGATTAAGCCACGAGCGCGACCACCAGAGCTGTTCCAGGAGACAAAGTCCCCTACTTTCAGCGCGTCAGGTGCAGCTCGTTGAGTTTCAGGTTCCATAGCCTTTTCGTTGGTGGCGGGCTCGAACTCAAGAGGTTCGTATTCATTATCGCGAAGCCATTGTCTAGCTTCACTAGCCGTAAAACGACTCAGTTTGAATCTTATCGACTGCAGCTCCAACGGATCGTCATCCTCGATAATCCCGAAAATGAAGTCGATTCCAGCACCACCACGATCATTAGAGCGCCTAAATTCGTTAAAAAGCTCAGGATTCAGCAAACGAGCTGCATGCTCGTTGGGGTAAGGACGCTCCATTTCAATAACTTCCGAACGTTCACGCGCAGCTTTTATACGTTTTGACCGTGCATCAGACCAAGATTTTCCTGGGTCGCCACCCCATGCAGCCCATGCCACTCTTCCGTTGCTTGGATAACCATCCTCTCCAGGGCTAAATCCCTTGCCTTGCTTATCGACCTCATGTCTTGCGAACCAAGCTGACATTTGAATTACCGTGTCTGCCGATAACTCATTGCCACTCAAAATTTGAGTGGCACGGGTACGAGCAACGTCAGTGCCACCAGCCTCACCCTCTGATTTCCAATCCCTATAACGCTGAGCCTCAGTCCTCATGCCTTCATTAGGCATAAGGTCAATCTCAACTCCGTTTACGTTTGCCATTGCTGTGTTTGCGAGTGGGTTGAGCCTGTGGTGATTCAAGCAACTCAAGCTGCGTACCCTCGTCCGTCAAATCCAAATCCTTATCCAACTGGATGCCAGCTTCAGCAGCAAACTGTTGCTCCCTTGCCAAGGCACTAATCGTCTCGTCGTAGTCGCCGCCTGAATAAGACGAAATAACGTCAGCTTTGCTCAAGTAACCAGCCTGCTCTGCCTCGCGGAAAGCTTTGACTTCCTTTAAAGGATCAACCCAGCTCCAACCCCTTGGCATCCACTTGGCTTTGTTGTATCTCTCAGGACGCAATTCGTAATCAGCAAACGTAAGCTCGCCAGACAATACAGCAAGGCTTAGCCACTCCTTGAACACACGTCGATGGAGACTATCTATCAAGTACTTCTGCACAACCCGCCAGTGCTCACGATCCTCAAGCAATGACAGCCTGCTGCTGCTGTAGTTGGTGTCGCTGAAATCACGAGACAAAGTCTCGTAAGAACAGCCGAAGCCTGAGGCAAACCGTCGGATCTTATTTTTTACAAACATCTCGAACTGTTGATCCGGTGAATCAATATCAGGAACTGAAACGGATTCACCAGGCGAAAGATACTTAAATGTTCCTGGCTCAAATTCACTTATTCTCTGACTGTTCTCAACGTCATCTGCAATCAATTCTCCCTCGTTATTTGTGATAAAGCCCATGATGCTTGCGCCAGCACGCGCACGAATGACGGCAGCCTCCTCGTATCCCTGAAGCTGATGCACATCAGCCATGACACTATGGAACCAAGGCACTCCTCTGTTCTGGCCAGGACGTTCCGGCATAAACAAATGAATGATGTCTTCTGCTGGCAAGAACAGGTGTTTTACGCTTGCTGACGGATGCCCCCCAACAAAATTATCACCAGGATGCCTAGTAAGAATTGCATAACGAACAGGACGACCCCACTCGTCAACTTCGACGCCATTTCTCCACTCGTTTGCTGCATTTGATTTTGGACCGCTGTAATCTTCGTCAAGCAAATCGCTTTCCAGCATTTGCAGCGCAATCGGAATCTTTGAATCACCAAAAGGCCTTCTTACGATCCTAAAGATTGCCTCACCCGACTCGCACATTGCCCCTGCAGCAAGCCACTCAAACTCTTGAAAGTTATGCTTGCCAGCGCAGTCACAGCTATCAGCATGTGACCACTCTCGCCACTTAGATTCAATCGCTTGATTGATTCTGTTGTCTCGTTTATTGCCACGCAATTGCAGCACTTGAGATTGCAGCTTTATACCACTACCTACAACATTGATCTGTGTAGTTCTTTTTGCTTGTCTTGCATATGGATTGTTCCGCACCATCTCGCGAGAACGATCACGCAAGCGACGCAAATTACCTTTGATCTCAGCGTCAGCACTTGACTGACTGGTCATCCAGTCAGAAGTAAGCCGAGAGACAATCGCACCGTTATAAGCACGACGCATTGGCTTGGGATTACCAAAACCCAAAAAACCCATGAGGCGAGTCCGAATACCCATGATCAGTTGAACCTCACGAACATGTTGCGGGGATTACCAAGGCCATTAGCAATCAATTCAGCTTGCTCTTCACGCTTTACCTCAGCCTTATATCGCGCCTCAAGCTGAATTAAATCAGCCAAGTCATATCGTTTAAGGTTTCTATTGCCAATCTTGTATTCCTGAACTGCACCTCCTGCTATGAGCGTGCGGATCGCAACTTGAATTGCTTCTAGGTCTTGTTTGACCTGGCTACGACCGTCATATGCGCCAGGTCCACTCGTGTAGGCAAGATTGTCCTCAACAGTCAGATTGCCGTAGCCAAGAGTGAAAGTCTCCGACCCTTTAGTAGCGACTGCCTGCCAATACCAAGTTCCAGAGTCAAAATCAGCACTATCGGTGGCTGAAATTGTGAACTCCCAGCCAGTGTTGAATGCACTGCCTGTTGATGTATGCGCCTCGCTGCCCTTGTTAAACCTCAAGTAATACTTGAGTGTCCACTCGTCACTTTTGATCTCATTGCCGAAAACATCCGTCGTGGGATCATCTCTCCACTTGACGGTGTCACCAGCCCGGATCTCGCTTGGGATGTTCACGGGGGCTTACCAACTTTGGACGAAATTACGGCGTTTAAGCCGTTTTTGTTGCTTTGATCCTAGCTGAGACGGCTTATTAGGCTCATTACGGCGCTCAAACTGATCCCAAATGCTTCTACGGTCATACTTCTGATACAACCGGTGCAATCCAGCATATGCATAGACCATTTCATCCAAAGCCTCGTTTGGACTCTGACTCTTCTTTACCCAAACTCTCTCTGGGAACCCATTCCGGTAACGCAGCACCTGACGCTCAGCTGTTAACTCTTGGAAGTAGTCAGGACCAACAGTTGGATAGAAGTGCAGATACCCAGGGCCAGGGTCATTGTGCTTCAAGCGACCAAACAACAACGACTTAACACCGTCAACTCCAACTGGGAACAGTTGAGCGCCATTTTTCATTGCTCGACCCTTGAAATTGATATCAACCTTGCTTGGCTTGCCTAAAGGTGGTTTGCCTTTCTGACCCATACCTTTAATAGCAATCACACCCATTGCTGAACGCTCTCGCGCATAGCCATACACCTCTTGGGTGTGGTGACCACCAGAGTCAATACAGCAAACCTCAATATTTAGTTTGCGGCCATCCTCTGTCTCATAGGGATTTTGCAACACCTCATCTAACTGCTTCCATACTTCCGGCCTGGACGGTGATCCATGAAGAACCACTCGATCAACCAGATAAGCCTCCTCATCCCTAGCCCATCCCCATACCGACAAACTAAGTCTGTCGTCCTGACAGTCACAGCCACACGTCAGCAATAACACTTCAGCTGGCGGAACCTCTTGTTTGTATTTCTCTTCATTAGCACGTTGCAATAACGATTCGCCGCTCATCTTGCTCGCATATTCGTCTTCCCATACCTCGCCAACAATTGTGTTGACCCATGTTTTCAGCTGTTCCGCATCGTGCTTGGCTTCTAAAAACTCCTCAACAAGATTTGACCATGCAGCATTTGGTGAGTAGCTGTAAGCCGCCCAAATGTGAAATCCTGCGTGCTTCCCGTTGAATGGACTGGTCCCCCGCCACTCGCCACGCTCAACCATCCACCTCTTCTTTGAATGCGGGATGTGTTTTTTGCATTTCTCGCACTCGTAACAGGCAGTCGATGGATCATCGTCAAACCATTTGATTTGCGGCCAGCGCAAATACTGCATGTGTCCACAGTCAGGACAAGGCACGTAGTAACGACGCTGGTCTGACTGCTGATACATCTTCTCGATCCGACTGAAATCCTTCACAGTCGGCGTAGAGCCAGAAACAATTTTTCGGTTCCAGTAGTACTCAGTACGTCTGATACCCAACTTGATCTGGTCACCCTCTGAACCAGCTGAAGGCGGATAACCATCGACCTCGTCGAACAGCACTATCCGCCTGCTAACACGCCGAAAACCACGCGGTGAGTTAGCTCCCACCAGGCTAAGAGTCCCGCCCGGGAATTGCTTTTGCAAAATTGTGTTTGCACCATCTTTTGCTTTTGCCTCACTCACCAATCCCTTAAGCACAGGTGTGTCACGCAGCATCGGTGCAATCTCCTCCTTTGAATATCCCTGAGCGTCCTCAATCGTTGGCTGCACCAGCATGATTGGCGCTGGATCCTGATGAATGTGATACCCAATCACATGGTTCAAAATCTTGGAGTAGCCCACCCGAGCTGACTTCATCACCGTCACTTGCTCAATCCTTGGATCGGTGATGGCGTCCATTATTCCCTTCTGGTACGGCAGCGTTCGCCATCGACCACCCTCGGCACTCGACTCCGCACTAAGAAACGCATTCTCATCCGCCCATTCGCTCAAACTCAGCTTCTTAGGTGGCTTGAACGCCAGCAGTGCTTTTTTCTCTAGCAGTTGGATATTGCTCATCACTCGCCCTCCCCTGCCAAGTCTTCAAGTGTCTCGCGCACAATATCTTCCAAACAGGCCATGGCCGCTGCATCAAGATCCGGAATCCTTTGCTTGGCCTTGGTTGGGATGCCAAGCATCTTGCCCCTAGCCAGCGTGATCACCTCAAGCCATTTCGCCTCAACTTCATCTACCGGAACCAGCTTGCCGGCTTTGGTTTGACGGTCTAGCTCTAATAGTTCAGCCTTCAAATACTCCGTCCTTGCCCTGCTTTCGTCGTAATCAGGGATGTACTCCTGGGTCCGTGAAATGCGTGGCTCAGCTTTTTGCTGTGACACTTTTTGCTCAGGCTTTGCCGTCTCTAGTTCCTTGAGCTTTTTATGAGCGGTATCATTTCGGGTTTGCGTATTTTTGCGATAGTCCTCTGCGAGCGTGCACGTATCAATTCGCTTTCGACCTTTCTCGTCGAAAACAATTTTTAGACGGCCTTTTGCGACGGCATGGTGAACTGACGGTGGCGTAATGCCGAGAATTCGTGCTGCTTCGGACTGAGTAACTAGTGCCATCAGGCTTTTACAAGGAAATCAAAAAATGCAATGTGCGATGTGACCGTAGAGCTTTTTTGTGCTGCTTGGAGATAGCAACCAGACTTTTAGATTAGTTTAAGCGCTTGTGCCTAGATAAATAGTGCGCCCAGAAAGACCT